CCATTGCGCCGGGTTTTTGCGTTTAGGGGTTGGCGATGACAAACGAGCAACAAGCGCTGGCAGAGATGCCGATCTGGTTAGTGATCGTCCTGGCCCTGGTCGGCGGCGTATCGGGGGAGATGTGGCGAGCAGACAAGGATGGGGCGCGGGGCTGGGCATTGTTGCGCCGCCTCGCGCTTCGGTCCGGTGCCTGCATTGTCTGTGGGGTGTCGGCGATGATGCTGATGATCGCCGCCGGTATGACGATCTGGACGGCGGGCGCCTTGGGGTGCCTGACGGCGATGGCCGGTGCTGATGTGGCGATCGGGTTGTACGAACGATGGGCTGCCAAGCGGCTGGGCGTCTGCGAAGTACCGCCTGCCGGGGGCGAACAGGGGTGATGCACCGATCTGGTGCGCCGAAAACCGCCGGGGACCCTGGGGGTATCTGAAGGACACGGGGTCGGAAACCCGCGGGAAACTGTTAGCGGGAGCGCGCCCAGCTTACTGAAATTCAATCCATTGAAATTGAAAGGTCTGCATTGAAAAGCCGTTGAAAGGAGGGCATATGACAGAACCAACTTACCTGTCGAAAAGCGCCTTCGCGGCGCGGATCGGCAGGGCACCGAGCTACATCACCTGGTTGAAAAACAACAACCGACTGGTGCTGTCGCCGGACGGAAAACTGGTGGACGTTCAGGCCAGCGAAGCGTTGATTCGCGACACCGCTGACCCGAGCAAAGCCGCCGTCGCTGATCGGCACCAACAAGACCGGATTCAGCGTGACGTTTACAGCCAACTGTCGACTCAGACCGAGCCGACTTCCACGGCTGCGCCGCCGCAGGTGCTTACCGTCGACGGCAAGCTCCCCGACTTCCAGAAGGCCCGCGCCCTGCGCGAGCACAACATGGCCAAGCTGGCGGAGATCGAACTGGGCAAAGCCCAAGGCTCCCTGGTCTCCAAAGAGGCTGTCGAAACCGGTGCCTACAATGCCGGCCGATTGTTGCGTGACCAGCTGTTCGGGCCATTGCCGCAACTGTCACACGACCTTGCGGCCATGACCGATCCCTGGCTGATCGAGAAACACCTGACAGCCACCTTCCGTCGAACGCTCGAGGAAGCCGAGCGGCTCTCTTCTGCCGATCTTGAACACGCCATGACAACGGGCTGAATCTATGCACACGGAATTTCCTGACGGTGCAGAGGTGTACCGTGAGGCTTATTTCCGTGGACTGCGCCCCGATCCAGATCTTTGGATCGACGAATGGGCCGACGAGTACATGCGAATCCCGCGTGACACCGGTGCCCCTGAACCCGGTCAGTACCGCACCTCACGGACACCTTATGCCCGCGAGCCAATGCGCTGCCTGTCGCCGGCTCACCCTTGCAGACGCGTGGTCACCATGGTGGCCTCGCAGTTGATGAAAACCCAGATCGCCCTGAACTGGATGGGGGGCCTGATCCACATGGCGCCGTCGAACATCCTGGCGTTGCTCCCCAGCCTTGGCCTGTCCAAGCGGGTTTCGGGACGGATCAGCAAGACCATCAAGGCCACCCCCGTTCTGCGCGAGCGTGTCGCGGCCACCCGCTCGCGGGACGCACGCAATACGATGGACACCAAGGAATTCGAGGGTGGCTCGCTGTACGTCACCACCGCCGGTTCTGCGGCCAACCTGTCGGAGCTGTCGGCCCGTTACATCTACGGCGACGAAGTCGATCGCTGGGAGAACGACGTTGGCCAGGAGGGTGATCCTATCCGGCTGGCAGAAACGCGGGCGACCAACTTCGGCCGCAACGCCAAGATCTACTTTTCCAGTTCGCCAACGATCAAGGGCGCCTCACGAATCGCGGATTTATTCGAGTCCAGCGACCAGCGGCACTACTACGTGCCGTGTCCCACCTGCGGTCATATGCAGGTGTTGGAATGGGAGCGGCTGCACTACAACAAGGACCTGAGCACTGTGCATTACGAGTGCGCTTCGTCTGACTGCGACGTTCTGATCGAGGAACACCACAAAAGCGACATGCTCGCCCGGGGCGAGTGGCGCGCTCATGCGGGTGGCGACGGCAAAACCGTCGGCTTTCATCTCAACGCGCTGTATTCGCCGACTGGCTGGATGGATTGGGCCGGCCTTGCAGAGGAGTTTGAAGACGCCAAGAAAGCTCAGGCCCAAGGCGACACGAGCCTGATGCAGGTGTTCTACAACACTCGTCTGGCCAAAGTCTGGGACAGCGCACTCGAACAGACCAAGGCGGAAGTGCTGATCGCCCGGGCGCGGCTGGAGACCTACACCCTCGGCGCGATGCCGGCCGGTGTGCTGATGCTGACCGGCGCCGTCGACGTTCAGGCCAACCGCCTGGAGTTGATGGTGATGGGCTTCGGCGTTGGTATGGAGCGTTGGGTTGTCGACCACCAGATCATCTGGGGCGATCCGGCTGATGACCGCACCTGGTCTGTGCTGGACGAGAAGCTCAAGGCACGTTACCGGCATCCATGCGGCGTTGGCTTGGCGATCCTCGCGACCGGAGTCGACTCCGGCGGTCACCACACCGATGAGGTGTACCAGTTCTGCCGCGTTCGCCGCTGGCGCAACATCTTCGCTATCAAGGGGGCGAGCAAGCCAGGCCGGCCGGTGATTGCACAGCGCCCGTCCATGGTCGACGTGACCTGGAAAGGCCAGACCGAGCGCAACGGCGCCGAGCTGTGGTTCGTCGGTACCGACACTGCCAAAGATTGGATCTACAACCGCTATCCGTTCCCGGATGGTCCGGGTTCGCTGCACTTTGCCAACGACCTGCCGGACGAGTTCTTTGCCCAGTGCGTCGCCGAACGCAAGGTCGTGAGGTACGTGCGCGGTCACAAGCGCATCGAATGGGTGAAGGGTAAGGCTGAACGCAACGAAGCCCTCGACCTGATGGTGTACTGCCTCGCGATGGCTCATTACCTCGGCATCAACCGCTACCAGGAACACGATTGGGACAAGGTGCGACAGGCCCTGGCCCAGTCTGGTTTGTTCGATGACGCCTTCAGTATTAAGCCTGTTCAGGGGGCCCGTCTTGATGCTGAGCAGACACCGGCGCCGGCTGCTGTACGCCAAACCCAACCCGCACCACCACCCGCTGTGCCGGTTACACAATCGCGACCGGCATCACCCCCTCAACGCCGCAGCTCAGCCAGCGGCTATCTGAAGAGACGCTGATATGTCATTCACAAAAAAGCACCTCGATGCGGTTGAGGCGGCCATTGCTCGCGGTGAGAAAACTGTGCGCTACACCGACCGTACCGTGGAATACCGCACGGTTGATGAGCTGCTCAAGGCGCGCGAGGAAATACGCTCGTCGCTAGCCAGCGCCGCCGGACCACGTTCACGCGTGGTCCGGCTGTACCATGCCGGGAAGGGGGTCTGATGGCCCGACACTTCCCAACGCTGACCCGTAACGGGTTTGTCCTGCCGTCCAATATCAAGGCCAGTTACGAAGGCGCTGGAGAAGGGCGCCGATCCACTGGCTGGGATGCTCCCGACAACGGGATCAACAGCATCAACACTCCAGCCCTGCGCAATCTGCGGTCGCGCTCGCGGGCGGCGGTTCGCAATGACCCATATGCCTTCAACGTCATCGACAAGCGCGTCAGTAACCTGATCGGCACGGGCATCACCCCTCGGCCGACGACCGACGACAATGCATTACGCAAGCTGCTGCAGGAGCTGTGGGGGGATTGGGTCGATGAATCGGACGCGGATGATCGCACCGACTTCTACGGCCAGCAGGCGCTGGTAGCACGCTCAGTCGAAACCTCGGGCGAGTGCTTCGTCCGTTTGCGTCCGCGCGGGCTTGATGAAGGCTTGGCCGTTCCGCTGCAGTTGCAAATCCTCGCACCGGAGTTCGTGCCGCACGACAAATTCGAGACCACCAAAAACGGTAACGTCATTCGCGCCGGCATCGAGTTCACCCCGGGCGGCAAGCGGGTGGCGTACTGGATGTATCTGTCGCATCCGCGTGACTCGGCCTCGTTGAACGCCGGCTACAACCAGCTAGTGCGCGTCCCGGCCGCGCAGGTGCTGCACATCTTCGAGCCGGTGGAGCCAGGACAACTGCGCGGTGTGCCGCGATTGTCGCCGGTGCTCAAACGGCTGCGCAGTCTGGATAACTACGACGACGCAGTGTTGTTCCGCCAAGAGGTGGCCAACCTGTTTGCCGGTTTCATCACGCGTCCGGTGCCGGATTCGGGTCCGGCTCCACGCGATCCGGTCACCGGCCAATTGCTGGATTTGGACCGTGACGGCTTCACGCCGATGGTGGCGCTCGAACCCGGCACCATGCAGGAACTGGCTGCAGGTGAAGAGGTGGAGTTCTCCAAACCGCCGGACGCTGGCAACAACTACCCGGACTTCATGCGTCAGCAGTTGATGGCTGCAGCAGCGGGATCGGGCACGCCTTACGAAATCCTCACCGGGGACATGCGCGGGATCAATGACCGAGCGCTGCGGGTGGTGCTCAACGAGTTCCGGCGCCGCCTGGAACAACTGCAATTCAGCGTATACGTGCATCAACTCT